AGTGCCAGAACGGTCGCTAATTCGGTAGCGGTATTCACCTGAGGGCAACAACTCAATCTTGACCCGGTCCGGATGGATCGGCATAAGTTCGATGATCTCGCCACGCGGGTTGGTGATGATCTGGTTGTAGGCGTTACCGCGCAAAGCCAGGTGGCCTTGCAGCATCTCGCGCCACTCGAATGGATTTTGAAACCTGTTCGGCCGCTTGGCCATCAATCGGTAAAGCCAGTGGTCCGTGACCCTGTCCTTGCCGCCATCAGGGCGGCGCTGGTAAACCACCAACGGCAGTGATGCAATTGTTTCGGCCAGGACCCGCACACATGCATACACAGCAGCTAGGCGAAGCGCGCTATCAGGCGAGACGCGCATACCACTGCCACTTCGCGCAGATATCGACTCAAATGAAAAGTCACCCCATGGCGAACGATCTCCACCTGAAGCGCTGGAGCCACCAGATCCTCGAAAGCGATCAAAAAAGCTAAACAGTCCCATCAGTTCAAAGCAGCATGAGTTCGTAGTCGGATCCCAGCACCACCGAGTCGCCCGGTTTGATCGCGCGCGACAGCGCCATGATCAGTGCAACGATGCCGTCGATCTTGTTTTCTGCTCGCTCCTTGCGTGGGTAAATGTTGTCTTTGGCGTCCAGGTGGGCCACCACGTTGCTGACCATCCAGCCCAGCACCGGGTCACCGTCGTGAACCAATTTCTTTTGAAGCACCAGGGCTTCAAGCGTTTTCATTGGTTCTGAAAAGTTCAGCACCGTTGGGCGCACTTCAATCATGGGCAGGCCCTCACTCATCATTCGGGTCGAGAGTTGTGTCGCCTGAAACGGATCAAAAGCGACTGCCTGCACCGCAAAGCGAGAGGACAGATCATTCAGATCAGCTTCGATCCAACTGAAATCAATCACATTGCCTGGCGTCACGATCAACCGTCCGGTGTGCATCCACCCCGTGTACTGACTGTTGCCGTTGGCATTGACCGTATCTTCAGGCAGGTAGTACTTACCAAAGACCGCAAACGCGTCGGCAATCTCAGGATGGGCAAACACGATCACCAACGCGGCAATATCTGTCTTGCTGGCCAGGTCCAGGCCCACCCAGCAGGGCTGACCCACAAAGGACTCGATGTCCAGGTCCTGATCAGCGCAGGCGTCCCAGGAGCGCATGTCCATCCATGCTGTGTCGGCGTTGACCCACTCGTTCAAGTGTTTGGTCTTGAAGTTGTTCATCGCACTGGGCAGTTGCATGGCCTTGGCCTGCAGCGGTCCCAGAATTTCCGGGCGCACCGAGATGCCCCAGTTGGGGTTGGCCTTCATCAGCGAGTCTTCGCTGGTCCAGTCGTCCCCATCGTCCAGCCCGTAGACGATGCCAAACTGGCTGTCATCCTCAAACACGCCATCGAGCAGCCGGGTCACAAAGGTGCGCACCTCGTAGCAAATGCCTGAGCGGTTGCTGCCTGCGGTGGTGATCACCCACAGAAGTGAGTTGTCTCGTTTGCCGGTACCGGTCTCCACCACGTCATAGACAGTGCGGGTCTTGTGGGCGTGCAACTCGTCAATGCAGCCAAAGTGAATGTTCAGACCATCGAGCGTTGAACCCTCGGCTGATAGCGCTTCAAACTTGGAGCCGGTCTGCAACACGTTCATGTTGTGCGCACCGACGTTGACAGAAAACCGGCTGCGAAAGCCCTGTGACCTGCGCGCCATGGTCTGCGCATCACCAAACACGATGCGCGCCTGGTCGCGAGTGGTGGCAAGGGAATAAACCTCAGCACCACCTTCGCCATCGGCGGCCAGCATGTACAGCGCAAGCGCAGACGACAGCGTCGACTTGGCGTTGCCTCGTGGCACTTCGATGTACGAGCGCCGAAAGCGACGGTTGCCGTCGGGCTTGACCCAGCCGAACACGGTGGTCAGGATGAACACCTGCCAGGGTTCCAATTTGATCGTCTCGCCTGCCAGCGGTCCTTTGACGTGTGGCAGCCGCTCAATGAACGCGCACAGGTTGTCGGCGGGATGGAACTCCCGCCCGTCCTTGTCGGTGAGCTTCGGGTTGAACTGGTAGGGACTTGCCTTACCCTTGAACTTAGCCAGATCGTTCAACTGCCGTTGGCATGCCCGCTGGACCCATTTGCAGGTCATGATGTCACCGGCAACGACTGCCTGCGCATACTTGCGGGCAACGGCGGCGTAGTTATCTGCTGTCAAAGTTCAGTCTCAGCCCGCTATGTCCGCCCAAGGATCGAGATCGATCTGGGTATCTGTGGGCTGCGTGATGCGCGAACGCGACGCTGGCGTAAAGCCCATCTCCACCGCTGCCTTGGTCATGATCTGAGCCTGCTTATTCGCGATGGCCAGGTACGGTGACTGCATTGGCACACCGGTGTTCGGCGCTTTGATCAGCAAACCCGTCTTGGTGATTCCGATCTGGGCCTTGCGGTACAGGTCGGCTGCGCAGGACCAGACTTCCAGCACCGACATATCGAGCTTGCGCAGCAAATGTTCGGGCGCGCTGTCAATGGCATAGCGCCAGGCTTGCTTGGCACCATCTGACATGTATTCGGGCGGCGCAACCAGATCCCCTTGGGGCTGTGGCTCATGCGGGTTGGTCCTGCACTTTTGCAGGGTTCCCCTGAGCTTTTTGATCTCCGTGGGGAGTGGTTTTCGTCCGGCCATCTGGGTTCAGTCGTTGGTAATCGTTAATATGGAGGCTTCAAACCCACCGGAAAACTCCCAGTGCGCAAAGCCGACGTCATCGCAAAATGCCTCGTTCAGTCCGCTCTGGCGGCTGATATGAAAGCTGGGCGTGAGGCGGTCCGATCTGCGTTTGACAAGAGCGTGACGGACAAGAGCTTTTCCAAATGGAACAGCGTCGTTGAAGAAAACGTCGCCAACTCCATCATTCGCTCGGTGGGGAAATCCAAAGCCATCAATATCGAAAAGTTCATCGCCGATCTCAACTGATCGGCTCTTAGCCCCGACCGGCGAAGCCCGGCATTAGGCTGCCTTCGGGGTAACCCCCCTAGGTTTCAATTTGCACGCGCAAAAATCTTGGCAGGCGCACGCATCTTTGGCCGCCGTCTGTAGAGATTGAGCCCCCCCGGGGGGTAGTCAGCGCCGACCTGCGGTCTCACGCGCCGTCTTTCGGTTGTGACATGAGACGCACAGCCCTTGCAGATTGACCCAGTCAAAGCGCTCGCCGCCGTCCTTGAGCGGCCTGATGTGGTCGGCAACCTTGGCAGCCACCACCCGATCCGTCGCCTTGCACGCCACACACAGTGGGTGTTCACGCAGGAATGCAGCACGTACCTCACGCCAGCGCGCGGACTGGTAGAAGCCCAGCTCAGTATCAAAGCCACGCCTGGCACGCCCGTAGTCCCGGTGCACCTTGGGGCGGTGCTGCTCGCAGTAGCCGGGCTTGTCCAGCACCAACGCGCAGGCGGGGTGACGGCATGGTGTCGGGGCACTGCGGGGCATAGCGGCTCGGTATTGGCGTGTAAGCAACTCAATCAAAAAACTAATCGCAATTGATGCAGATAAAGCTTGGCTTCACTTGGATTCAGAGCGTTCATAGGAACGTCATCAACAACCCAAGGAGCTTTGCAAATGACCTACACCACACAGTTCACCGTCGACGAGGTCGGGTTCATCCAGATCGCGCTCACCAAGGTACTGGCAGCCGCCGCACGTGGGGAACTTGACCTAAACCTGCTGGCCCGCGAGGAGTTGGCCTCACGCGGCCTTGATACCCAAGGCGATTGGGTCGGCTTTGACCGCGCCCGCCAGATCCACAAGGTGAAGGGATCCAAGTGATGGACGCTAAACAACTGGAGCGTCTGCTCAACCAAATCGCCGCAGAGCATCTGCACATCGACACGCTGGCAACACGCAACAGCGACCGCCTGGACTTTCATGAAGTCAGCGTCTGGGGCCTCAAAGAAGCCCTGCAAGCCGCATTCACGGCTGGCCAGCAATCCAAACAAACAACCCAACCAAACTGATACCGGAGGTCAACATGAAACTCACACCCAGCCAAACCTTGCTTCTCAACGCTGCAGCCAGTCATCCTCAGCATGTGCTGACCGACTTCCCGTCCAACCTCAAAGGTGGTGCATTGATCAAGGTACTAACTAGCCTTGGCAATGAAGGCCTGATCAGCCCCCACAGCAAAGGACCAGAGGGCTCTACCCGTTTTGCCATCACCGTTGCAGGCTTGAAGGCCATTGGTATTGAGCCACCGGCCAGACCCAAACGCGAAGGCAGCAAACAGTCGGTACTCATCGATCTGATGAAACGCCCCGAAGGTGCAACCCTCCCTCAAATGGTGGTGGCCACAGGATGGCAAGCGCACACGGTGCGTGGATGCATGGCCGGGACTTTGAAAAAGAAACTGGGCCTGACGATCGACTCCGTCAAGGAAAGCGGTGGTGAGCGGGTCTACAGGGTCTCACCCTCCAGCGCGCTCCCCACAGCATCCAAATCAGACTGACCTTGCGGCGATAGATCTGCAAATGCAGAGCCATCCGATTCACGGGTGGCTTTCTGTCCTGTGAAGTCCTCCCAGCGCTTGACGATCACGTCCACATACTTGGGATCCATCTCCATGAGTCGTGCCTGTCGATTGGTTTTTTCGCAGGCAATGAGCGTGGTGCCAGAGCCGCCAAACAAGTCGATCACGATGTCATGCGTCTTCGATGAGTTCTTAATGGCACGCTCTACTAACTCCACCGGTTTCATCGTCGGGTGCAGGTCGTTCACGCGAGGCTTGTTGTAATTCCAAATGTCTGACTGGTCGCGGTCGCCGCACCAGAAGTGTTTAGCGCCGTCCTTCCATCCGTAGAGGATGGGCTCGTACTGGCGCTGGTAGTCGGCGCGTCCAAGCGTAAAAGTGTTCTTAGCCCAGATCACAAATGTCGACCACTTGCCACCCGCATCAAGCCAGGCCTTTTGCAGTGTGTGCAACTCGGATGAGCTCATGCACACGTAGCAGGCACCTTTGGTGACCACCAACAAGTTGACACAGGCGTCATAAAGGAACTTGTAGAACCCGTCACCGAGCGCATCGTTCATGATGCGGCGGTCCTTGCCGCGCATCTTGTCTTTAGCGTTGTTGCCGTAGTCCACGTTGTAGGGTGGATCAGTGAACGCCATGTCGGCGAGTTGACCGTTCATAAGGCGCTCCACATCGGATAGAACTGTGGAGTCACCGCACAGCAAACGGTGCTGACCCAAGACCCACACATCACCTGTTTTGGAAACAGGTTCGGCTGGCAATTCGGGTACTGCATCGTCTTCGGTCAGGCCCGTGGTGTCGCCGTCGCCATTGAGCAAACGCTCGAGTTCTTCGTCACCAAAGCCCATCAACTCCAGATTGAAGTCAGCCTCATCGAGTTCGGCAATCTCAAGCTTGAGCAACTCTTCGTCCCAGCCAGCGTTTGCAGCAATGCGGTTGTCGGCCAGTATGTAGGCTTTCTTTTGAATTGCGGTGAGGTGGCCCAGCTCAATCACGGGCACTTGTGTCAGTGAGAGTTTGCGCGCAGCAGCCAAGCGGCCATGCCCTGCGATCACGCCTTTGTCCCCGTCGGTCAGGATCGGATTGGTAAAGCCAAACTCAGCGATCGAGGCGGCAATCTGTGCCACCTGGTCTTCGCTGTGGGTGCGGGCGTTTCGCGCATACGGGATGAGCGAATCCACCGCGACCATTCGGATCTCGGGTGTCATAGGGAAGCTTTCGGGTTGGGGTGCGGCGTGCAGGTCAACCAGCGAGGGTTGCTTGCAAGCGCGATAGATGCGGGGAAGTGAAGACCCAAACAAAACGCCCACAAGGCGCGAACCGTGTGGGCGTAATTTGAGTGATTAGCAGAATGCTACCGCTTCGATATATACCCCGTCAAGGGGTTTTCGTACGATTTTTAAATCAGATTCACGCCATGATTTGATAGCTCTCGGCATGAGCGATCGGACGCACCGAGCGTTCGTTCTTTTCCATCTTCACCAGCCCATACCGGGACATAGTTTTCAGGGTGCGAGACAAATTACCCTGCTTACGCCCGGTTATGTCCGCCAGTTCACTGATTGATGCCGGTCGAGCGGTGCGAATAACGTCCAGGAGCGCGCGATTCTCATCGCTTAAGACTTGGGATAAAGATCGCATTGAGGTGAACCAGATTTTGGGGTCTGATGCCTTAGGCTTGATCTCACCTTTGGCGATAGCCAAAACCCTCTCGCGGATCTTCTCCTGCGGGGCTATACCAATTTTTATGACTTTCATTTTGACCTCACCTCTTTCAAAACCGAATCGACTTCGGTAAAAAAATCTGACAACAACTGATTCGCATCCTTGAATTCATAAGGCACGCCCTTATCGGCTACATGCCGGTGCTTGTGGTCAAACGGGAGTCGCTGACCAGAGTACTTCTTCCCCTTCACTTTGACGGCGTGCGCGTTGTCATACCCCAATATCCTTTTGCCACTGGGCGCGTGCAGGGTAAGCGTGTACCTGATTCCGTGAGGAATATCCTTGCTGGGCGCAACTTCCCAAGCCTCGATCTTGAGCCAATAGCCGTCCTCCTGATCGATGATCTGGTCATGGAGGTCAAGGAGCGTACGGATTTGGTGTTCTTCCATGGTCTCAGTATATCACCAGATGATATTTGTGTCACCTACTGTACCCGTAGTGAACAGCCAGCACCCCCAAAGCGCCAACCAAAATGCCCTTGGCCTCGTACTGATTGAGCGTGCGTCCGTTCCACCCTTCCTGGGCAGACCACTCCCTCACGCTCTGACCCAAACCTGCCACGTGCCAGACTGCACAGCCGCCGGGGCTGCCGATGCCGCCCACCGCATCAAGCGCCTCGCCCAGGCGCTTTCTGGCCCAGGCACAGCGCTCAGTCATCGTGTCCTGCCAATGACCCCCGGGGATGCGATCAAGCGGCGGTGAGCCCGCAGGACTTAGCTGCGCAAAGACAAAGGTACGAGAGAAGTCCTGACCCGCGTCGTGCATCTGCGCCGTGATTGCGCCGTTGCGCATCAAAAGCCCGAGCGAGTCCACAGTCCGGAAATGCTCGGTGCGGTAGCTGGTGCCTTCCTCTGCTTCGCTGACCCACTCACCAACCCGACCGCCGGGCAGGCTCACCAGAGCGCCATGGGTCAGTGGCTGTGCAACTTGCTTTTTAGCCATGGCGCACCTCCTTGCCCAAGGCGGGATCTGAACCCTGTGCCAGTGCCCAGTGCAAGAGCGCAAGAGCATCCGCTTCGTTGTCGTCGGTGACCGGGTGGCCCAACGCCTTCATGGCAGCAATCACCTCTGCCTTGCCCGCGTTGCCCTTGCCGGTGGCATGGCGTTTGATGGTGCCCACAGGAACGCCCTGGTACGGGATCTGGTGGTGCTCACACCAGGCGGTCAGCGTGGCCAGCAAGCCGCCGTAGACGTGCGCGGCGTCCACGCCGAGGTGACGGCGCACCTCTTCAAAGTAAACGGCTCCAATGCCCGTTAAATTGGCCTGTGCGCCAGTCTTTGGCGCGTTCAAGGTCAGCATGTCAGCGAGCCACCGGCCAAAGCGCAGGTATCGCATGCCGCCTCCCTCAAAGCGCTGGGACTTGAAGCTCACAAAGCCATGCGCCACCGGGCCGTTGGCCGAGCGCAGCGCCCAGCCGGTGGTGGTGCCCAGGTCCAGGGCGAGGATCACAAGGCGCGGGGTGGATTCGTTATTCATCAGGGATGTCCTCCAAGGGTTCGTACAAGGGTTCTTGTGCGACCTGGAGGAGCGCTGGCACCAAGGCCGTGTCAGGGCGGGTGCGGCTCCCTCATGTCTGTCATTGCCGATTTG